ACCTGCTGCATCTTCTGCTACTAATAAAGATTTAACAATAGCTCTAGAGTCAGCGGGTACTGTGTAAACAGTGGTATTTGTAGTATCTGTTAAACTTGTTTTTTTATTTAAATATATATTTGCCATTAACCTAATCCTAACCAAGTAAATCGTTCTTGGTCTTCTTTTAATTGTCTTAAGAATGTAGCATTTAATTGTTCTACTACAGAAGACAATGCTCTGTTAATTTGTCTTTGATTATCTTCTGTGTATTCTTTTTTTGGTTCTGGTAATCTTACTACTATCTTTGCCATTATCTTCTTCCATCTGGTTGTAGATCAGCTTGAAATGTTCCAAATCTCCAAGACTCACCTGATCCCGTATTCTCTATTTTAATATTTGCGTATCGTCCTCTTGCTCTTGTATCTACTTTAGTTGTAGACGATGTAATTGTAAAGGGACTTAAAGTGGTAGCTGTCGCGTCTTCTGAGGGATAGTCTGAAACAGATACTGTCACTTGATTATTTCCAGTCAATACTTTGAAGTTAGGTAAAAATCTTCTCATAGCTAAAAAGTATTCACCAATACCTTGATCTGTTTGTAAAGCAAAATTGTATGATTGTATAAAAGATAATAAAGCTGTTGTGGTACCATCAGGATTAATTTGATCTGTACCTATCTCATGTTCAAATAAAACACTTTGGCCTAATCCTGTTTCTCCTACAATTGCAGGGAACGTTCCTGTACTAGAACTATTGTAAGCAGTTGCATAAGGTTTTGGATAAATGAGTGAATCAATCCAAGTAGTTCTATTAAAAGTAGTGCTTGTATTTGTATACCAATTACCCATTTCACCTGGTGGTGCTTTTGCTCCATAATTATAAATAACTGATCTATCATTAAATGTAGCACTAGATGTTGGATACCACCATAGCACTTCTGTAAACAAATTATTTATACCAGCACAAACTTGTTGTCCTTTTGTTGTGTTAATATCATCATAAACATAATCTTCTACAGAACATGGTAAAGAATTTACTGTACCATCAAATGCAAAGAAACCGTTGTTAGACATCCAGTATGCAACACCGTCAATCTCAACAGCTGCATTCTGTCCTATTAATCCACAGTTTGTACCAACTTGTTCAAATCCAAATGTAAATGGTGCACCTACAAACTTCATTGTATATAAAGCATTGTCAGTCCAAACTAGAATATTTTCTTTTGCAACTAATGCACCCATAATCCGCGTTCCGTCTTGAAGTCTTTGTGAGCCTGCTGTATTGGTTGCTTCAATAGTGTACTGGTTAATACTTTCATCCGCAGAAAATCTAATAAACATATCGTCTTGAGTTGTTGGTGTGCCGATAGTTACTTCTGTTCCAAAATGAATTAAGTGTCTTGTTGTTGGTGAGATTAAAGTTGTTCTTGTTGCAGTAGGGTTGTTTGTTGTTTCAAATCCACTTGTTGATGTTGATGCTCTATTACTTGTAGGACTAGCAACACCTGCATTCCATGTAAATGTTTTACCATTTAATACTGTAGCTACTAAAACTTCACCAAAAGAATTTAAAGACCAAAGACCAGGTTCAAGCGTAACTGTAGATGCTAAAACTGCACTACCAAATCCTGTAAAGTCAGTTGCATTAGTAACCACAGCTCCATCACTATGTGCTTGACCATTTGATGTGCCTGCTGTTGCCGTGCCTAATGCACCTCTAGTTATACCTGTTAACTCATTACCAACTACACCGGTATAAGTTATTAATTCATCACCCACAGCTATTGTACCTGCTGGACTTGGAAAACCTGTTGTTGATGTTAATCTAATTTGTGTTGCTGATCCGTTGTTACCATTTGTATCCGCGCTCAACGCTCCATCTAAATCGTTTTGTAAAGCACCTGTAATAGTACCGCCGTAATTTCCAATACCAAAACCATAACCATAGTTTTGTGCAGCGGGACCAACAGGCTCATAAGGTTTTAAAGTTATACTACCACCAGTGGAAACTGTACCGGTTGCAGCTGATCCCATTGTAACTGTAAACGTTGTTGGGGTTGGAACTGTAATAACTTGAAATTTTTTATCTTCAAAATCTGACGCAGAAAAACCTGTACCACTTGGTAAAGTTACACTATCAAATAAAACTATATCACCTACACTAATACCGTGAGCAGCTGAAGTTGTTATTGTAACTGTTGTTGTAGAGTTTGTTGCAAGTGTTGCACCAGTAATACTAGTTTTTAAAGGAGTAATATCAAAAAGTTGACCTTCAAAATAAATCAATAAAAATTTGTCTGTGCCTAATGCTACGTATCTATTTCCATCTAAATCTACAAATGCAAATTCTTTTCTTACAACACCTACAATAGTGTCAGTAAGAAGTGATTGCCAACCACCTATTTTTTCTGGAAGTCCATATCTAAATCTAGTTAAATCAGAATCAGTCCAACGACCAACAGCACCAACAGAAGTATCCTGTCGATCTATTCCTGGCGCAAATTTAATTTGTTGAAGAGCCATCTGTTAGCTCCTATGCTGTGTTTGTTTTATAAGCCCAACCTCTTGTCGAATCTACGTAAACAAGTGAAAAAGATTGACCTGCTGTATTTAGAGTTAGATTAGAAGTTCCTGTATTAATTGGTTGACCATTTCTATCAACGATTAAATTGTTAGAAGCAAATGTTCCTCTTGC